GAGGTGAGTGAAAAGAAAACAATTCTTTTCTCTCAAAACAGACAAGAGACAATGTTAGATAGAATTTTTAATCAAATTAATAAGAAATAAAAAATGGCAACAACTTATTCAAATGATGTAATGCGAACAAAACCCGATTTTAAAACGGTTATTGCAGCAGAAACATTAAAATTAGAGGACAACGGAAAAACAATTTTGTTGGGTAGCACTTCTGGTGCTTTTACAGTTACTTTACCCGCAGTAAAAGATGGACTTCGATTTAAATTCGTAGTCTCAACAGTATCTTCTGCAATTAGAACTATTTCAGCAACAACTGCGGTTATTCAAGGAACGGTAGTAGCTAATGGTGCATCAGTAGCGGGGGTAAATGAAACAAATATTGCTCTATCCGCATCTTCTAAAGTAGGAGATACAATCGAATTAATTTCAGATGGAACAAACTTCTATCTTGAAGGAACTGCACAAGGTGCAACAATAACATTATCATAATTTGTAAAGAAATAAAAAAATGTCAACAACAAATAGTTTAACTACTACTTACGCAGGAGAATTTGCAGGAGATTACATCTCCGCAGCCTTGCTATCGGGTAACACACTTTCACAAGGTGGAGTTACTGTAAAACCAAACATTGCTTTTAAAGAAGTAATGAAGAAGATTGCAACAGATGACATCTTGAAAGATGCTTCTTGTGATTTTGACCCGACATCTACTGTAACAATTACGGAGAGAATCTTGCAACCAGAAGAATTTCAAGTAAACTTACAATTATGTAAGAAAGACTTTATTTCTGATTGGGAAGCAGGACAAATGGGATTATCTGCATACAAGAATATGCCACCTAAGTTTTCAGATTTCTTGATCGGACACGTTGCAGAAAAAGTTGCACAAAGAATCGAAACAAATATTTGGGCAGGTACTAACGCAACAAACGGACAGTTTGATGGGTTTACTACTTTATTTGCTGCTGATGGTGACGTCCTTGATGTTACTGGTACTACTGTAACTGCTGCAAACGTTATTGACGAATTAGGAAAAGTTATAGATGCTATCCCTAATACAGTAAAACCACAAGATGACTTAAATGTATATGTACCATCAAACGTATTCTACGCTTATGTTCGTGCATTGGGTGGATTTGGTTCTATTGCCAACAATGCAGGTGCTAATGGAGTAGACAATAAAGGTACACTTTGGTATAACGGAGGTAACTTGAAGTTCGATGGAATCTCTATCTTCTTAGCAAACGGATTAGCAAGTAACAAAATGATTGCTGCACAGAAATCTAACTTATTCTTTGGTACTGGTTTACTACGAGACCAAAACGAAGTTAAGGTTATTGATATGGCTGACATTGATGGTTCTCAAAATGTTAGAGTAGTGATGAGAATGACCGCAGGAATCCAATACGGAATCGGAAGCGAAGTTGTATATTATACTGCTTAAAAATTAATAATTAATCAAGAAAAAAGGGTGGGTTCTGCCCACCTTTTTTTTATAAAAAACATAAATATATGAGTTGTGCAATATCTAAAGGTCGTTCATTACCTTGCAAGGATTCGGTAGGTGGTTTAAAAGCCGTTTATATAGTAGATTATAGTACTGATGTAGCAGGAGAAGATATTACAGATGGCGAAATATCCATTCCTGCAAGTATTACTGATTGGGGTAAATTTGACATAAAAGGAAATTCTTCTTTAGAAACTACTATTAGTAGTTCAAGAGAAAATGGTACTACTTTCTTTGAAAGTGCATTAAATCTTACTTTTACTTACTTAGACCATGAAACACAAGCTGAAATCGCAAAGATAGCAAAGGCAAGACCGCACGTAGTTGTTGAAGATTACAATGGCAATTACTTATTGCTTGGTCACGAACATGGTTGTGAAGTAACTGGAGGTACTACTGTAACTGGTGCTGCTATGGGAGATTTGAGTGGGTTTACTTTAGTGTTAACAGCACAAGAAGTAGCACCCCCACCATTTTCGGGATTACCCGACAGTTCGGGTAGTACGCAGATTAACCCAGAGACTGCTTAATATTAATTAAATAACGGAGGTGTTTAAATAAAAAAGGGGTTTATGCCCCTTTTTTTTATGGAACAAANTNAAGCTATTCAGTTATATAGGTATGATAAAGTTATTACCGACAACATCACAACAAGCGATAGATATTCTACCAAGAGAATATACTATTAATAGTGACTTAGTGGTTAACGGAAACTTTTCACAAGAAGGAAGTGAATTAATTACTAATGGTGATTTTGCTACTGATAGCGATTGGACAAAAGGTACAAATTGCACGATAGAAAACGGAAAAGCAAAATATACTAATTCTCCATCGGGTCAAGGGTTTACTCAATCTAATTTTTTGACTATTGGAAAAAATTATAAAGTAACTTTTACTGTTAGTGATTTTTCTTTAGGTTCAGTAAAAATTAGATTTCCTTTTAATTCAACAAATACCATAACTTCAAATGGTACATATACAGAATATGGTGTGGCTACTTCTGACGATTTATTTTTTCAGAACGTAGGAAATACAACTTTATCAATAGACAACGTTTCAGTAAAAGAAGTCGGACAAGATTGGACTACGGAAGGAGATGTGATTATTGAAAATGGTTTAGCTACTTTTTCTGGAACTGATGAATTATCAAGGATAATCCAACAAAACGTAATGACAATTGGAAAACAATACCAATGGACTTACGAGGTGAAGACAAAAACTTCGGGTAGTTTAAGGACTTCTTTTTTTGTAAACAACGAAACAAATGTAGATATACCATCAGAGTTAGGTTTTAACACAATACAAGGTGTTGCATTTGGTACACGCATATCTATCAAGAGACACACAGACCCCACGAATATTAGTTTAACAAATATATCTGTAAGGGAATCTACTTCTCTTGAATTTATTACATTAGTGATTACAGAGGATGGAACAAGAAAGTCTGAAGTCATAGCGAGTGTTCCTTACACAACAAATGGTAACTTTTTGAGATTNTATTGNGATTTTACTATATTAACAGAAGGAAATTCTTATCACTTTGAAGTAAAACAAGGTACTACTTTATTGTATAGAGATAAAATATATTGCACATCACAAACATCTAAAACTGTTTCACACACATTAAACACTAACAAATACACAGAAGTAGTAGGTAGTGATTCAACAGTACCAAAATACATAGTAGTATGAGTAGAAGAAGTAGAAAAGAATATAAAGATAGTATTAGATTGGTTTCTCTATCGGGTTATGAAATACCCAAAGTAGAAGAACATCACAAGAATGATTGGGTAGAATACGGAGAGGACAACTGTTACTTTAATGACTTAGTTGAAAGATACTTAGGAAGTGCTACAAATTCAAGATGTATTAATGGTATTGTAGATATGATTTATGGTCGTGGTTTAAACGCTACTGATTCAGAAACCAATCCTATTCAATTTGGAAAGATGAAGGTCTTGTTAAGACCTAAAGAAGTAAAGAAGATTGTAAACGACATCAAACTTCTTGGTATGGCTTCTATGCAAATTCTATACAAGAATGGCAAGAATGAGATAGACAAGATTTTACATTTCCCAATGGAAACGCTTCGTGCTGAAAAAGCTAAAGATGGTAAAATAAAAGCCTATTACTATCACCCTAATTGGAAAGAAATCAAGCATAATGACAAGCCAAAAAGGATACCTTCTTTTGGCAATGGTACTGCAAGTCAACTAAACGAAGTATATGTCGTTAAACCATACAGAAGCGGTTTCTATTACTACACACCAGTAGATTATCAAGGGTGTTTACAATATTGTTCTTTAGAAGAAGAGGTGTCTAACTACCATATAAACAATATACAAAATGGCTTGCAGCCATCTTTGTTAATGAACTTTAATAATGGTATTCCTAACGAGGAAACACAACAAATCATAGAGAATAAAGTCTATGATAAGTTTAGTGGTACTTCAAATGCAGGAAAGTTTATCCTGGCATTTAACGAAGATTCAGAATCACAATCAACAGTAGAACCAATACATTTACCCGATGCTCACGCACAATATGATTTCTTAGCAAAAGAAAGTAGGGAGAAGATTATGATTGGACATGGTGTTGTATCACCGATATTATTAGGTATTAAGGATAATACTGGGTTTGGTAATAATGCAGAGGAATTAAGGACTGCAAGTATATTGATGGATAATATTGTTATTAGACCATTCCAAACGATGTTGATTGATGCTTTTAAAGAATTGCTTTCTTTTAATGATATAATGTTAGATTTATATTTTGTTACTCTACAACCTATTGAATTTACTGAATTGGAAAATATTTCTACCAAAGTAAAACGAGAAGAGGAAACTGGAGAGAAGTTATCGTCTGATAAAGGGTTAATTGATAAAGTAAAAGGGTTCTTTTCTTCAAAGGAAAAGAACCAAATAACAGAAGATGAAGGTCAAGATTTATTAGACCAATTAGAAGAATTAGGAGAGGTTGTTTCTGATGATTGGGAACTTGTTTACAGAGAAGATGTTTTAGATGGTAAAGAAGATTTCGATGTAACTAAGCTATCACAACCAACTGCTGATGACGCAAAACCCAAGAAAGAATCTACGCAAGACAATGCAGGTTATAAAGTAAGGTACGCTTACAAAGAGGTAGTACCTTCTAAGAAAAGTAGATTATTTTGCCAAAAGATGATGGAATTGGCGAGAAAAGGTATTGTATTCAGATTAGAAGATATTAATATGATGTCTTTTAGAGGGGTAAACAAGAAGCATGGACACAAAGGTAGAAATTACAGTCTATTCAAGTGGAAAGGTGGGGTTAATTGTAAGCACATATTTGAACGTAAGGTGTATAAGAAAAAGGTTTCTTCTGATAGTGTTGTAAGTGAATCTTCTGCTAACAATGAAGGCTTTAAATCACCTAATAATCCTAAAGAAGTAGGTCAAGCTAATTGGAACAGACCAGACAAAGGTCGTTTTCCATCAAAAAAATAATTATGAGCAAGGTACTATTTATAACTTTAGATGAATTAAAACGCAAGTCCATCTTTGATGGAAACTTAGATACCGATAAGTTGGTTCAGTTTGTTGAGGTAGCACAAGACACAAATATTCAAATGCAACTTGGAAGCAAGTTGTATGATAAACTACAAGCTGATGCAATAAGTGAAAGTGGTTTACAGGGTAATTACTTATCTTTAGTAAATGACTATGTAAAACCTATGTTGGTTTGGTATTCACAAGTAGCCTTTATTCCATTTGCAGCTTATCAGATTGCAAATGGAGGTATATTTAAACATAATAGCGAGAACTCTACTTCGGTAGAACCCGATGAAATAAATATGCTTGTAAATAAAGCAAAGGATACTGCTGAATTTTATACGGAGAGATTTATACAA